TCATATGCTGCTTCCAGTTCCTGTACAAAATCAGAACACACGCCGTAATAGTCGTGCAATTTCAGGCCGACCAATCCCTCCCCCCTTTCGGGAAGGACAGATATACAAAGCCTTGAAGCGATTTGACTGCCTGGATAAGCCCAAACAAAACTACGACTAGTTATCGTGTAGGCATCAATATTGTGAAAGAAGCAATGATAACCGGTATTCATAGAATGACCCAATGATTCAAAATCTTTACAGTGAATCCATAAGCTGCTCGAATACATTTGCAGCCATTTATCATCTATTTCATACTGCGGCTCATCGTGACCAAGATACATTTTTCCAAGATGTGTCCTGAGGTCTACCTCAACATCAAAACCTTTTCTGATTGCATCAACTACATAATCTGGTGAATTTTCTAATTCTCTGTTGATTCCGGTCAGATTTCCTCTGTGCGATATGAATCTCATTTTTCAACCTGAACCCATATCCAGTTTTTGTGATTGTCTCCAGGTCCAGTTTCTCTAATGTCTGACTTGTAGTTTTTAAAACCAATTTTATCCACAAGGTCTTCACGCAGGTCTTGCTCATCGGTAATGCTTACATCCGAGTGTCCATTAGTGCTTCCAGCATCGTAGTTGTTGTCGTAATACCCAGCAGTTGGAATTCCATCTTTTCCTCCGTGGCCCATTTGAAAACACAGCTTTCCGCCGGGCTTAAGTACTCTAAATATGTCTTTTAAGATATTGAATCTAATTTCGTGAACACAAATATGTTGAAAACAAATAACTGCAAAAACAACATCGTAAGATTCATCCGCAACTGCAGATAGATTGTCTCCACTTGTGACATATAAGTTTGGTTCCTGAATGTTGTTTGCGTTAATATTTAGTCGAGCTTTTTCTATATTTACATCAGATATATCAATTCCATCTACTCGCGCAAATCTGTCAGAGAACTTAACTAGATTTCTTCCAGGTCCACACCCATACTCAATAGCAATAAGTTTGCTAGTTTCAAAGTCTTTAAATAAGAAATTGTCGTAGTCTGACCAGTTGTTATGAGCATCGTACGAGCCGACAACTGGGTCTCTGAATTCAAGTGACCATTTTGACGCATACTCGTCATAGTATGAATTTTGCATATCTAGGTAATCTTTTTTGCTTTTACTCATTTGTTATTCTCCAAATAATAGTTAAGGTCTTCAGGTGTTCCTATGCCCCACATTTTTGGCACTTCTTTAATCCTAATTTTTTTACCATCCTGTATTGCTTCGTTAAATACAGGGCATACATAAAATTCATTATTGGTACGGATGTTTTTTTCAATCATCTGATTTGCGTATTTGACATAATCTGAACCATGTTTCCAGTAGTAAATGCCAACAGTAGCATTATCCGAGATTGGGTTCTTTTCTGCCACCTCATTCACAAGACCATCATCACCGAGCTTTGCATAAGACCACTTCGGATGCGTTGCCTTGAATGTAAGGATTCCACCGTCAACCCCTTCTGCACCAAATGCATAGAGGCACTCATTACTATCCCAATCAACTATCTGGTCGGAGTTTGCCATAAGTAATGGCTCGTCGTTATCTATTAAGCCAGATGCAAGTAGCGTTGTGCACGCAGCTCCTTCTGTCATTCCGTCAACTAAAACAATGTCGCACCCTGGCTTGATTAATCCAAGAACCTGTTTGAGATTATATTTCTCATAATGTTCTTTTTGAACTAAGAAAATAAAGTGAGCATCAACATTAAGGTTCTCAACAACCACCTGAATCATTGGCTTCCCGTTGACTTCAATTAGTGGTTTTGGAAATGTATATCCAGCCTGTGCAAATCTAGAGCCAGCGCCAGCCATCGGTATCAAAACGTTCATTTTTTCATTTCTCCATGCAACAGGTTTCTTTCCCCTGTTTTCTATTTCTTCAACAAAGCGCATTAACCGCTCTTTATTTAAATCGCTAGCATTCTTAATTGCGTGCAGATTTGCCCCAGAACTTAGCGCACCCTCCCTGCCTATGTGTGAATCTTCAATAATTATGGTATTTGCAGGGCTTACGTCCGATGAAACCATACATTGCCAATACATCTCTGGATGTGGCTTATGGTTCCTGACATCTTCATTGCTCATGATGTAGCTGACATACTTCAGTACACCGATTGCATCTAAGGCGGTAATGACCGTTTCCCTTATTGCATTTGAGGCAACGGCAATTTTCCACCCCTTTTCCTTGAGGGTTTGCATTATGTCTATAGCAACATAGTTTTTAGGGAAACCTGAAAGTATCTTAAGTGTTGCTTTTTGTTTATCTTCCCATACTTGTTGATGAAAAGAACCAGGAAGTCCTTTTTCCTCGGTAAGCATTCTTAGCTTCGTTGTTGTTCCTAGGCCGTCATACTTGGAGAGATGTTCTTCTTGTGAAATAACGTATTTTGGGTCTACCCGACTCAGGGCAATGTTCAGAGAATCATAGTGAACATCCCGAGACTCAATCAATACCCCATCAAGGTCAAAAATAACAAGAAAATTATTTTTCATCTGGGTTTATTCCTGCATGTCGATGCCACTTATTGTGACGAACAATACTATTCTTATTGCACTTCATTACGTATTTATCTCTAATGCGGAGTGACCACTCAACATCTTCCTCTTCGTTCCACCCACGCGACTCATCAAGTGGTTCTTCTAGCATTACATGTTTTTTGACAATAAAAAATCCGCCAGATATGTACATGTATTGCGTTTGAGACCAGTCGTCGTAGTCGAGGCTCCATGCTCTACCGTGTCCAGGTTTGTCCCATAGGGACCAGTCCATCGGGTTTCTTGCACCATTAATGAGATACTGGGGGCAGGAGCATATATCCCAATCAGTTCCAAAAGACTTAAAATTCACATACCAGTCTTTATCGAAAACATGATAATCATGCATAATAACTATGTTTTCGTAAATTGCTAAATTAGCTATAAGGTTTTTCTTTTTAGTAATCCATAACGGTTTTTGATATTCATCAAAGTCTACAAATTTGACTTGAGGCAAATCAACAAAAAAATCACCCCTGTTGCCACCAACTATAATTATTTCAAATTCTGGAATATTTAAAGATAAAATATTATCAATAATGATTTTTAACCGTTCACCATCTTGGTATCCAGTTACTATCCCAAATGTCCACTGAATATCCATACAAGCTACATGCTTTGCTCAAGTATGAAACGCATTGTTGCTTCCCAGTCATCACCGCGTTTTTCTATTGAAAAATCTTCTAGTTTTTCAATATTTATTTGTGCTTCATCCTTGCGTATTCCGACATCTCTCAGTTCGTTAAAGTGGTAAATCCATTCTTCGGGAGTTGAAGCAATTCTCCCTATGCCTGAATCGTAAAGAAATTTATATTCGGGAACTGGAGATGCAACAAATGGAATTCCAGCAGCAGCATACTCAAGTCCTTTTATGAAAGATTTAGCATGATTAAATGGTATATCTGTCAATGGGACTATGCCTATGTCAATTCCGTTAAACAACCCCGGATAGTCACTAATTGGCGCAAGGTGATTTGTTGTTACGAATCTTTTGTCTATTCCTAGCTGCTCCGCGGCAGAGGGGGAGCTAGGCAAGTGTCCGGAATGATGGAATCTAACTTTTTGATTATTGGTTAATATGTAGTTACCAATAAAACTAGAAAGTTGCTCTAGGTCTCCAGACCTCCATGGAGTTGCCCCTACCCATCCAATTGTTGTTCTATTTGGTCTTGCTGTTTGCCTTTTCTTATTTAGGTTATACAAAGACCTATATCTGTGTAAATCTATTCCATTTCTTACTAAGAAAACATTTTTATGTATTTTTGAGTAATAGTCAAAAAGGAACTGCGTCGAGCAAATTACAGCAAATGCTCTTCTTATTATTTCAGCATATATTTCTCTATTATTATCTGGATTATTTTTAGGGTCAGTTGCTTCGTATGCTCTATTGGTTGGAGATAATCCATCGAAGAAGTCGTCAACGTCTACGACTATTTTCTGGCCCATCTCTTGTGCTCTATCTAATCCAGCAAGAACATCTTTGTGCATTACAAGTTTCAGCACAATAATATCCCAACCGTGAACAGCTCTATCTGTTCCAGTAATCATTCCAAATCCGTCTTTTTGATTGAAACCAGGAATACCGACTCCACATACCCAGCCACGTTTTTGTAGTTCCGTTCCGGGAAGAACACACCTATACCATGCACATCCATTCGGCTGCAGCGGGTCCGTTCCCCATGCCCAGTCCGTAGTTAAGTAACCAATAGTGGGCTTGGTTGTTACCTTGATATTTTCCCCAACTGAACGTGTTCCGTCATCGGAAATCTTTGCCAAAAGAGGGGCTAGTGTTTTGTCTTGCATGAGTTATTTGGCTCCAATAAATTTCATAGCGGAAGGATACTACAGAGTAAGCAAAATTGGTAAATACGATATATAAAGAAACTATTTCTGTATTAAAAGAATTGCCACGAGTTTTAATTCTTATTTTTGATGAGTACTTCATTTTTGCACCTGTTAAGTAATCTACAATCTTTTATGTGCATGATGGGAGATTTCAGTAGATGATTGCCGGTATTTATAATATTTTTATAGAGCAGGGAACTAGTTTTACGCGCCTCATCGAGATTGAGTATCCAGACCCTGACGACCTCACCATAATGCTCCCATACGACATGACTTCATTTAGCGCAAGCATGCAAATTAGGCGAACAATCGACTCTACAACCCCTCAAATAACGCTCACTAGCTCTAATAGTAGAATAGAGATTCAGCCTGGCGGGGTGGAGAATGCAATCAGGCTCAACTTGAGTGCTGCTGATACCAAATCGCTCACTTCGGATGGGGTTTATGACCTAGAAATATCTGACCCAGGTGGGAATGTGTCGAGAATACTTAGGGGAACCGTCACTCTCTCTCTGGAGGTGACTAGGTGAGCAATATTCCAAACAACGTAATAATTAATGAAGATACGCCAAATACCGTAATCGTTAATCAAGATGCTGCAAATCAAGTAGTGGTCCGACTTGGTGGGTCGGCTGGCAACACAAGGCGGCACGTCCATACGCAATCTAGCCCATCTACTTTATGGACCATAACCCACTCTCTTGGCGGTAAACCGTCCGTAATGGTTGCAGATACTGCAGATACGATAGTCGTTGGTGAGGTAAAATATGTCAGTAGCACGCAGATAACTGTGGAGTTTACGGCAGCGTTTTCTGGGTACGCCTATCTCACATAAGGCAGGATAGATGGCAACTAAATTTGTAACGAATCTCGACCTAAATCAAAATCAGTTACTTAAAACTCGTTTTGAGGCTCTATCTACCGACCCCAGTAGTAGCCTTTTTGAGGGTTGGGTTTACTATAACACAACATCAGACACGCTTCGTATATACGCTAATGGCGTTTGGCGCACATTCCTTGACGGGATTTCTGCTGCCGGTTCAGCCTCTACTGCCTTAACAGTAAACGAATCAGGGGGTCTCGTAACCCTCACGCCAAACCTTGCCACATCCTCTGCTGCTGGAGTTATGTCGTCAACGGATAAGGCAAAACTTGATGATGCCACATCTGAAGCAACTGCCAGCAAGCTCGTAATCAGGGATGGAAGTGGTCAAGCAAAGTTCGGAACACCAACAGACGATGCTCATGCTGCAACAAAGGGCTATGTCGACGCTGCTCGTTCGGGTTTGGATGTAAAGGCTTCCGTAAGAGTTGCCACGACTGCCCCTGTTCTTCTTGCCTCCGGTCTAGAGAATGGTGACACGCTTGACGGTGTGACGCTCGCCACCGGTGACAGAGTCCTTGTTAAAGACCAGTCAACAGGTTCGGAAAATGGTATTTACGTTGTTCAGGCTACTGGTGCCGCAGTTCGCGCGACAGACGCTGACGTTTCTGCCGAAGTAACAGCTGGAATGTTTACTTTCGTTGCCGAAGGTACAACAAATGCTGATTCTGGATGGGTTCTGACAACCAACGACACAGTCACTCTTGGTACAACAGCGCTTACTTTTGCTCAATTCTCTGGCGCTGGCCAGATAACTGCTGGAGACGGCCTAACAAAGACCGGGAATACAATCAATGCTGTTGGTACAGCTGACCGCATTTCTGTTTCTTCAGACGCCATAGACATTGCGGCAACATACGTTGGTCAAAGCACAATTACAACCCTTGGAACAATTACCACAGGTACTTGGAATGGCACCGACATTGCTGTCGCAGACGGTGGTACTGGTGCTTCTACGGCAGGTGATGCCCGTACGAACTTGGGTGCTGGTGGCACGCAGGGTGCTGGAGTCAGCGTTCCGGCTCTTTCTAGAAAAGCATCAAAAACAATAGGTGATGGTTCAAGCACTTCATTTACCGTGCAACACGGTTTTGGAACACGCGAAGTAATGATTCAAGTCTACGATGCCGCAACATACGACACTGTTATTGCGGACACGGTGAGAACAGATACAAACAACGTCACTGTTGCGTTCTCGTCAGCACCTTCTAGCAATGCTTATGTTGTAGTTGTAATAGGATAAAAATAACCAGCCCTGAGGGGTCGTAAAGGAAAGCGATTGAGGTCGTGACGAGATTTGTTGGAACCCCACTTAGGGGGACTGAATTTAGTGCCCCAAGTGATGAGGCAATCTCGGCACGTGTTGCTGGCGATACTATTCCCAGATTCAGAATCGATGCTGGCGGTCGCATAACGTGGGGTGACGGAACTGCCGCTGGCGACGTAAAGCTGTATAGAGCAACAACTGGGGCGATAGTTACAGATGGTTACTTCTCTGCCAGTGGAGGGCTACAAACTTCAGTAGTAAGCGCATCCCCAACTGCCGTTGTGCCAGATGGGTCCATAACTGTTGACACGCTCAATAACTTTCTTTATTTTAGGTCAAGTGGTGTATGGGTAGCTGCAGGTACAGGCACTGGTGGTGGTGCCTCAACTCTAGATGGTGGTACTGCATCTTCTGTTTATGGTGGAGTTGACTCAATAGATGGAGAGGGGGCCTAATGGCTTCAAAAATTCAATTAAGACGTGACTCTACTGCGAACTGGGCATCGGTAAACCCAGTTCTGGCTGAGGGTGAAATCGGAATCAACACAACTATTGACCAATATAAAATTGGCGACGGAGCAACTGCTTGGAACTCTCTAGCTTACTCGTCAGCAAATATATCGCTAAATGATATTGGTGACGTGACAATCACAAGTGCCGCCAATGGTGATTTCTTGCGCTGGAACGGCAGTGCGTGGATTAACGATGCAGTAAATCTTTCAACCGACACGGTTGGTTCCTATGTTGAATCACTCGTTGCTGGGACTGGCGTATTCGTAACAAACAACTCCGGAGAGGGCACAACTCCAACTATTGCTATTGGTCAGGATGTATCTTCATCTGTAAGCCCTACATTTGCTGGCTTGAATTTAAATGGAAACATTGTTTTCGAAGGCGCAACTTCTAACGATTTTGAAACCACTCTTACGGTAACCGACCCAACCGCTGATAGAACGATTACTCTGCCCGAT